TCGGTGACCTTCGTGACCACCTTACGAAGCAATTCAATAGTTCCCGCACGAAGTGAATCGTCGGTTTCTTGTGATAATTCAATCTTGAAATATTCAAGTGTTGGTAGTGTGCGATATTCGTTATAAAAGGATAGAGCTTTCTTCGCAATCCATCTACCAGAATCACTATCAAAGAAGTATGGATTGATAACATCAAACGACTGCTCCAAAAAATCTGGTGCAGAGATTATCGACGATAATACTTTTGTTTGAAACTCAATACCATACTTCGATAGATTATCTACATTCGTATCATAATTTTGTGGTGCTGATACTATCGGAACCATTAGAGAACCTCGTTAGTGGAACAAATGTGGACGCAAGCCACATATCGTAAGTCGGAAAGTTAGATATAACTTTACTACGAATCATCAACTTTGTCAAGTCCATCTTGCGTAAATCCGTCTTAACAATGTCTAATTTATGAACTATTTTCATTTTTGCATCTGTTGAAATATTAACATCTCGTAACTGCATGAGTTGCATATTTCTTTCTACTATATCTTTATTACTTAAAATATTCTCAATTAATTTCGGTTTCTTCTTTACATCTGTATACTTTTGTTCGATGAAATTATAGTCAACTGTATTTGTATTATCTACAAGTTCTGGAAATAACTTTAATACCGTCTTTTCACCAGCCCCACGGATACCATCAATATTATCACTCTTATCACCAAGTAGTGCCCGATAATATACAAAGTTATCAGGATGCACCCCATAGGTTTCTATAATCGTCTGCACATCAAATGTTTTCTTCTTGACGGGATTGTAGACCTTTGTAGTTTCCGTCACCATTTGCAAGAAATCTTTATCTGTAGAATAGATGATAGATTCTCCACCTTGTGCGGTGATCAGTTCCGATGCATATGCAATCACATCGTCTGCTTCAATATTATCCATTGTGAAAATCGTAACAGGGAGACACTCTAACATCTCAATAAGTGTCACCAACTGATACTTCATATTTTCTGTTTCTTGCTCTTCGGTTGTCATATCGTACTGACGATTTAACCGAGTCGGCGGCTTACGATTTGATTTATAGTCTGAATAGATTTTACGTCTACGCTGTGACCCACCCTTTCCGTCAAATACAATCACAACACGAGAAGGTTTGAAATCACGAACAACAGACCCAACACTTTTCAGAAATCCAGACATACCACCAATATGATTACCATTATCATCAAGTGTTGGAATTGCTGCATAACTACGTAAGAACGTATTGAGTGCGTCAATAAAGAGGACACGACTATTATACTTCGTGTCCTCCTTACTGACATCAAACTTCATTGATTCAAAAACTTTCTGTAAATCACTCATTTTCTTCTGATTGCTCAGCTACGTTTTCCATTATTCCCATACGACGAGCCAATGCTAATACATCTTCATCAGTCATAGTATTAACATCTATGTTTTCAAGTTCGGCAAAAATAGGATCATTTTCACTTATGTTAGTTATAGCTTTTTCAACTTGATTTAGTGGAATTGGAGGAATTGTAGTATTCACAACAGATTGCTGTGTTGCGACAGTAGTGTTATATACCATCAATTTTCTACGAAGTTGTAGTTCAAACTTATCAACATTTCCGTTTGCATTAGTAAATGCTTCTAATGCAACCTCAATGAATTCTTCTAACATATTATTCGTCCAGTAAAAGTTGTTTACTATCTTCTTCACCAGTATCAAGTGTCATAGCGTCTGGATTATACTCACTACGATACTTCATAATGAGTGTATCACAAATCTTACTATAGATTTCTTCCTTACGGGTGATGTTCGAGTCTAAGAACTTCGGGAAGTCCTTTGATTGGAACTTAACTTCTTCACCAGTAGTTTCATCAATCATAGTATACCATGCACCAGATTGCTTGACCAAGTTGTTTTCCTTCAAGACATCCAACCAACTACCATAATCATCAATACCACGGTCAAAGTAGATGTCGAATTCTGCCACACGATGTGGAGGACCAAGACGATTCTTAACCACAACCGCCTTGACATTCACACCAACAACATTCTTGTTTCCGTCTTGGATTTTACCAATTAAGGACAAACGAATACGAGTTGATGCGTGGAATGCGATAGCCTTACCACCGGAGGTAGTCCACGGGTCAGAGAACGCAGGAGCGTTCATCTTCTGACGGAGTTGGTTGGTGAATACTAATGCGATACGTTCACGACCGAGGAGGCCGGTAATCTTTCGCATTGCCTTACTGATAATGATTGCCTTGTCAGTAGCGTATCCGTCCTTACCGAAGTCGGCTTCCATTTCCTTCTTAGTAGAAGCTGCGGCAACGGAGTCAACGATAATCGTGACCAACTTATCTTTGTCCTTGCCAGCTCTGACCTTTTCAATGATATTGGTGATTGCATCGAAGATATCTTCAACCGTAGAAAGATGAACATATACTAACTTGTTCATATCAATACCTACAGCCTTAAAGAACTCTGGATTAACTGCGGTTTCAGTATCAATCAATACTGCCACACCACCACGTTTCTGTGTATTAGCGATAAGTTGTGCACCGACCAACGATTTACCAGAACCTTCCAATCCAGTAAGTTCAGTGATACGGCCCACAGCGATACCACCGTGGGGACGATTACTGATTGCGATATCCAACATTGTTGCACCAGTCGAAATAAAATCGGTGAAATCCGTTGGAGTATCTTCCTTACCATCAAGGAAATATGCAATCTGGTCAGAGTCTTTGTTTAATTTGTTAAGTGAGTCTGCGATGACTTGTGCCAACTCGTCACGGTCTGCCGCAGGAATTGGTTTCTTAGTTTTCTTTTCGGTAGCCATAGTTGATTACCGATTAATTGTCGAATAGCTTATCGAACTCATCAAGAGCGTTCTTGACTTGTGCCGACTCAGAAATCTCCGTCTTAACGTCAAGGACTTCGGCGGTCACACTCTTGACCTCAGAATTACCCTTTGCAGGAGCGGGGGTGGGAGTCGAACCATCTGGGTCAAGATACTTCTGGAGAACAACCATCAACTCTTCATAGGAAGGTTCCTTGTAGAGTGCAAAGATATCGGGCTGTTCCGAGAGAAGCTTCTTAGCAACATCAACATCACCGACCACAGGGGTCTGATTCGGCTTAACCTTTACTGAGGTCTTGGCAAAGTTCGTGTCGGACTTCTCTTGTGGGATATATTCGACCACAACATCACGACCAACCTTCGGATCAGTAATATCACCGTAGTCAGGATCAGCGATGTAGGAAAGGAGGTCCTGATAGACCGTCTTACCGAATGAGAAGAAACGAACACCCTTGTCCTCTTCACCACGAACGATGATAGGAACATAGGTACGAAGCTTCGGACGGAAAGCGTTAGCCTGCTTCCAGGCAGCCTTCTCCGCTTCACGACCTTCACGGCGTGCATCTTCAACTAACTTGTCTGCGAATTCCGCGATAGGGTCGCGGCGACCAAATGAAAGAGGCGAGATGTAAGTCTTATTTCCGATATAGTGGAAATAGAGTTCAATGAAAGGGTTCTCGCGGTTCTTTGCCCACGGGACAATACGGATGGTTGTCTTACCTTCGGTGGGCTTCCAAAGCGACTCACTTCGGTCACTTTGCTTTGTGAATGTGTTGAGCTTTGCCTTTAGGGCATTAAAATCTAGTGCCATACAATTTTCTCCTTAGTGTTTAGAGTTGAGTGTTTAATACACCTCACCACGTATGATAATGAGGTCAGTTGTGTTTGTCAAGCCTTAGTTTTGAATATTAATAATATTTGATATTTTAGTATTTACTTTTTTAAGGCGACCGTATGCGGTGACTAAAACAGTATTTTGTAATTCAGTCCAATCAATCTTATAGGTCTTATCTAATACACCACCATTCTTTTCTTCAATCAACTTATTAATAGCATTGATTGTGTAGATAGTGTTTGTTTGCTTCTTTCTATGTACTGAAATTGTAGATTCTGGTGCTTCACCAAGAACTGGTTTCGATAAATCGATATTATACGTCAAGATTGCTTGATTCTCATCATTCACATTATCCAACACATAAACCGAATTAAATGCGAGTGTGTAGATTTTCTTGATTTGTTCTATGGTGGATTCAATATCCTTTTTTGCACAGAAAGTACAAAGTAACTGTGTTTCTGGTTTCATAATAATAAACTCATTAGGGTAAAACTTCCTGCTTTTTTACTCCTAATAAATATTATTATGTAAGGTCAAACCTTATATTTCTACCTTCAAAAGTTCATTGTAATTTTTACCCTTATACATTCTAGTTGGATACATTTCTCCCTCTAACAAACTCTTGATTGCTGGGAGCATTGCTGCTTCCGACCTGTGTAAATCTAAGAGTAATGCGTCATAAGTGTAGAGAATAGGTTTCGTCAATCGTCCCTTTAATAACTCACACACCTTTGCGACATTAGTGAGTGCTGATTCTGTTTCCAACCATTGTACAGAATAGTTAAACACTTTATTCTGCGATGGTTCTTCGACCACCAGTTTCTTACCCGTTTTGGTCTTTACATATCCAGAGCTTCTATAGATTTCCCATATCAGTTCACTATACTTTCTAACCTTATGGAAGAAATCAACATTACCGAACTCTTCGGTCATTCCATACATCAATGCAAATGTTCTTGCTTTTGACGCCTCATATTCCTCAGGATTGACCTCCTCTTTACCATAATACTGCTGAGCGAGAAAGGTATGGACAGAACTATTTGGAAGGTCATATCCCATTTGTGCCCCAACCAGACGTAAGTGGAACGCTTCGTAGTCAAACTGGATGAGAAGTCCATCGTCCCCATATCTACTGGTAAATGCTCCACGAGTTCCATCCGATTTATTTAGTGCAGCAAAATTGATACCACCATACTTGTTGCTTGGACGACCTGTAGCAGTATATGGATTATATTCTGAATATATTGTATTATTAGTTATATATTTTTTTATGTCTGACCCAAAGTGTTCTGTCAAGATATTCTGGTCAATACATAGCCCCGACTTCTCAATCGTGGTCAACGTTGGAATGATTGTATTATTGACAAACTCATACCCATCTGGTGTTGTATGCTTCTTGTATGATTCGTGGATGAAACGAAGTAGGTTGTGTCCATATTCCATCCACATCGTCAACGGGATACTGAGATGCAGGTTCTTAAACTGAAACTGCTGTAATGTTCGTTGGATATTCGGAGTATAGTATTCACGAATTTCTGGAATACTATTACTGGATAAGTGGAGAATAGTCGCAACATCATGCACCCGTTCGTGTGGAACACTTGGGAACGCATGAAGGATTTCTCGTTTGTATAGGGTAACAATCTTAAATGCGTCTTTAAGTTCGACCGATAGAGGGATACCATCGGGATGATTAAAGGGAACGCAGAAGTATTCCCCGTCGTTAAACGCAATATGTAAAGAGGACACTTGATTGACCGCAGGATGCGAGTGCTGGTCAACGAGGATAGGTGCCATATACGACACCTCGGTATCTATTCGCTTCTGTAGTTTTTGTAAGTCCAGAACCGATTGTACAACCATTATTCCCCCGAATAGAATTCCATATAGTTTCGTAAATGATTAGTAATACCTGGAAGTTCTTCTTCTGCTAGTCCAAGTAGTGCCTTGTTTTGGCTAATCACTCCCTTGATTAATATATTATCACCACTTGGTAATGTCAAGATGGTATCTTCAAGTTTACCGCATATTATCCAATCTATTTTAGTTTTTCTAAATAATGGGTTATTAAGTATATTGGAATACATACCACCAGTTATTTCAAACACGGTACCATATCTTTGCGATGTATATTTCGCAAAATAACGAGACTTCACTTTTCTTCGTATATCTTCATCAGTAATACTTGGTGAGACATTTGTAATTGTCAAAGACAATTTATTTTTGGTATTTGTATCTCCCAAAATCTCAAATAGTGGACGAGGTATATTTGTTAACATGTATTATTCCGATTTTAAATTTTTAACTTTACCTGTTGGCATCGCATTGAACCTAGAATGAATTGTTGTGTTCCATCCTCTTCCAATAGTAATATTTTCTGTTAGTCCGAATAGTTGGAATGCACCAAACTTTTTGTAATGCTCATATGTTCTACCAACCCAGAATATTTGTCCAATACGGAACCCAGATGCACCAGGTATCGTAATATCGGCTGTGATTGCCAATTTACCTGGTGCTCTCCACGCGTGTGAATAATCTACCTCTCTATTTCCAGACCCAGCGTTTGCAGACATTTGTTGTCTCATAAGGTCTGGTTGTAATTCAAACAAGTTTCGTTGTATTAAAAATGCTGCTTCTGCTGGTATTAAATTATCTACCTTTGCTAAATTAGACTTTGCTTCCGCTTGAAGAGACAGATTTGCTTCCGCCGCAAGATTAAGAAGAGCCAATTCTCCATCTAACTGTGAATCGCTATATAGTTTGTTTGTATTTTTTAACCAATCTCTATATGGTTTTTTATCAAAACTAACAAATGTATTACCACCCCGTACATCGTCTGCTAATTTTACAACATCGGTGTCTCTTGAAAATTCTTGTTTCAATGGTTGTGTATATGTTTTTAGCATATATGAATCTATAGCTGCATCTGGATTAAACGGTGTACTAGCTCCAGGTGTATATGCTGTTGGTGTTGACCCCGTTGGTCCTCGTCTACCACCTTCAACCGCTTCCACGGCATCAATAAATCTTATACGTTGTTGTTCGGTCAACGTATTCATTAGTGTATCTTGGGTAATTGCTGGTGTTGCTGGGTTTAAAGCTCTTACTACTGTATTAATGTAATTTTGTGTATTATTTTCACTGGGTGGTGCGTATGTGCTCAATGCAACACTAATGGTCTTATCTTTATATCTTGACCCTTCAAATAGCAATTTTCTTTTTGCTTCACGACCCATCGCATAAGTAGGAAAAATAGCAAATCGTTCAGGTGGATTTCCACCTGGTGGGGGTTGTTGTCCAGTTCTATCTATTTCGGCTTGACTTAAATCTAATGCCCCCATACTTCTAGCAAAAGACCCATTTTCTAAATTACCAGGATTATTATTTCTTGCGGCAAACGTACCTGTACGCCGTGCAGTTGTGTTATCATCGTACTGCACGATGTTATATCCAACGCCTACCTTAAGTACTTTTACTATTTTCTTGTCTGCATCTGCCATATTACAGTCCCCCTCGTGCAGCTATGGCACCTGGACCTGTTCTTCCTGGTACTCCTACTATTTCTGGTTGTGGTTTTTGCGCATCTATTTGTTGTTGAGCTGCCGCAACCGCTTCTCTTTGTGTTTTGGTTATAGCATCAATTTTATTTCTAAAATATTGTTTTGATTCTTCAATTTTATTTTCTACTATAATACGTGCACGAGCAGCTATTCTTGCATCTGCATAATCACGATTCCATGCATAAAAACTTGAACCCCACTCAGCTTTTTCTCTATTTTTTTCACGTTCAATCAATGCTTTTGTTCTGTAAGCGAATAGTGCGGTTATAGCTGCTGCTTGTGCCTCGGTTATTAAAGAATCTCTTCTAAATCGTTCAAATGTAGAACGATAAGCTCTAGCTTGCTGTACTGTTAAAAATTGTCTATTATTGAATATTGTTGTAATAAATTGTGCAACTTGTGGTGGTACACCCTGTGCTCCAGCAACACTAAATGGTGCAAGTAAGCCAGATATATTTTCTGTTCCACTCGCATCTCCTAATAATTGACCAGATAAAGTTTTCGCTATATCTGTTGTACTCAATCCCCCAGGAGGATATGCTGGTGGTGTGCTAGTTTCGACACCAGATTGTGGTTTATTCGTTCTAGCAAATATATCGGTGAGTCCTTTATTGTTTACAAAGTCTGCATCTCTACGTTCAGGAGCAGTTATTAAATTACCACCGTTGATTCCCGACACCGCTAATTGCGAGAACAACATTTTTGGATAATCGGTACTTACCTGTATATCCAACACATCAGGACCCAAAATGTCTGGTTGTCCTTTGTCATTTACTACATCTGTGCTTAATAATTTTTTATTGAACTCATAGATTTTATCTTCTGAATTAATAGCTATTGTTCTTGCGTTATCATCCAAGATACGAAATTGTTGTCTGTCGTCATCATAAAATAACTTCAAATCCCAGTAATTTTCTGTTGCTGCGTTGATATTACGAAGGAGTGCTTCTAGTCCTTCCATAATAGTTCTTGCGTTCAAAAACACTGATTGTATTCCTTTACTATTCAACCATACACCCGTCGCTAGTGAAGTTATACCACTTTCCGTAATTACGTTTGATCCAAATTTTCTACTTTGTAACGCGCTATAAGTTCCCTCACGTTCTGCATTACCAGCTGCACCACCTGCTCCAAGTAAACTTGTATCTCCAACAAGAGTTCTGTTATTATAACTCCACGAACCATTACCATCACTTCTTTGTAATTGATTGATAAGTCCAGATTGCTGTGCTTCATTTGTAGTTCTTCTATTTGCTTTAGCTATAGCAGCTTCGTTGAAGATAATCATTGTTTCTGGATTTGTTGACCGTAGATATTCATTAAATCCAACAACGATAACATCAGTTCCATCAATTAGTGGAGATACCAAATTAGATAGTTGTGCTTCACCATTTGTAGCAGAGTTAATAATAGACACAACCTGTCTATTCAAAATTTCGTCTACAAAGTGTCCAAAACTTATAAAATACGAATCTTCCAATCCCAAATCGTTAGTAGTCCCAGAATCAGCAGACGATGGAACATCTGTTCCTGGTTGTGCTGCTCTGTCTATGGGGTCATAAAATCGTATTATGTTTCCAGCCGTATTATTAACGTTGTCTTTCAAGTATGTAGAGAACGGACCATTTATTCTAAAATATTCTGATACAGACTTGACTACCGCTTGATCGGCGTTAACTTGATTTGGGTCAAGTGGATTTGATGTTGAATACGCAGAGATGTACAATAAATTATCTGCTCTACCGTATGCTACCACGGTGATTTTGTAGACATCATTTTGTAAACTTGTTTTTACATTTGCAATATTTGCTACGGCAAAATCATAATTAAACTTATTTGGTTTACACCACTTGTCTATAAAGCTTTGTCTTGAATCGGCAATCGCTAACCTTATATCGGTTTCTACTCCGGTTCTTTTGAAATCCAGAGTAGTTAGTTCTTCTACTGTATCTGTAGTAGAATGTATAGTTCCCCATTCCAATATAGAAGTCATTCCGGGAATAAAACACACAGCGTCTAAAATTTCCAACTGCTCTTGGGTATAACATTGAATTTCAAGAGTAAATTTTAATACGTTTCCATTGCGCAAACGTTCTACAGTCGCACTTGTTATACCTGGTGGTGGAAAATTTTGTGCTGCTGTGTCTTTGGTGGTTTGGGTATACATCAATCGTTGTTCACCACCAGTATCAGACTGTTTATATGTTGTACCGATAATCAATCCTTTGTCAGATTGTGTGCCATATAAATCTGCTGCAGAATAATTTTTATTATCCCATCCATGCAATCCTAAAGTAAAAAATCTACAATCCTTATATGCACCAAATGTTGGTCCCAATGACCCAGCATTATCAATGTTTGACATATCGGTAGCAGTGGTGAACCGTAAAAATGGTGTTCTAATACGCACCAAATTTTTACTAAACGAACGATTTCTTAATTCTGTTCGTAAGTCTTTGTCAAATACATTTAATGTTTCTACTGGGTTTAGTGCCATAGATTATTGTAGACCTGCTGATGGTATAACTAATTGTGTTCCACCCTTTAAGAAAAACGTACCGTTAACTAAGTTGTTCGCTTTTGCGATAATCCACCATTTTGAAGCGTCCCCGTAATAACGTGCTGCTAGTGTGTCAAGACGATCTCCATCTTGTGCGATTATCGTATATTCAAAAATATCAGGTGGTATAATATTTGTAATCCCAGTTTGGTAATATCTTCTACCATCTCGGGTTGTTAATACTTCAAAATCTTCTAGATATCTGAATATCATATGTTATCGTCCAGCTGTTGAGGTTGTCGAACCAATGCGTGGTACTCGTAATTGTCTTTGAATTCTTTGTTGGTATTCCAATAATGGATTTGTAGATGTCACTTGCTCAGAATAGTTGGGGTTGTATCTTATTTCATCTGCTCGTATTCTACTAGTAGTGTCTACTTGTGATATTCCTGTACCCACTCCTGCTGGCTGCGTTGCTTGTGCTACCGCACCACCAGCTTGTTGTGCCGATTGTACACCCGTTCCGTTTTGTGGATTTGCACGTTGTAATGCGTTCAATGCAGCGTAGTTGAATAGTTCTGCACTGTTAGCTTGTTGTGTAATAAATGAATTTTCTATTACGTTGAATGCCATAGTCAACTGGATTGCCATAGGAAGTTCTTGGTCAATATCCCATGGAATGTCGGTCAACTTCATATCAACGTTTTCTACATATCCTGGTTGGTCTACAAATACGTTTCCAATTGTTAGTTTTACTAGTGGTGCTACCATAAATCCACCAGCATCTTTTATAGGAAACACTAACTTATTTAACATATCTGCTCTAGCCCATATACCATTTAATTCTGCTTCACTAAATGCGACAAGATACATAGAGAATGTCGCATTTCTGTTCATACCCTTATA